ACCCAAGCCCAGCAGCACCCCGGCAGCCACCCAGGCAAAGAACGTGGCGGCGACGGTGCAGAAGGCGGCCCAGAAGGTATCGAGCACGGTGAAGGCCGTTGTATCGACCGTAACCAAGGCCGTACCGGTGGTGAGCAAGATTGTAAGCACGGTGAAGAGCGTAGCCAGCAAGATTGGCAGCCTGTTCAAGAAAAAATAAAGGAGGTGTTCCCGCGTGGCGCTATATGAAATCACCACGGAAGACGCGGAACTTGACTTTGACTGCACCATGGCAAGCGACATGGTGGAGCGGACGCTGCGGAACGCCAAGAACCTGATTATGTGCCGGAAGGGCGAAGTCCCCTACGACCGCCAGAGGGGACTCGACCCGGCCATATTCGATCTGCCCTACATGGAAGCAGAGGAAGCCCTGATACCGGAACTGGAACGGGCGATGCTATGGGAACCGGATGCGGACGTGGAGGACGGATGGCTGGACATTGACGACAACGGGGAGACCGTTGTCCATTGCCTGATTAACATCAAGGCGGAAGACGAAGAAACATAAGAAGGAGGCGGGACGCATGGACGATAATGAAATCCATTATCTGACGTATGACGCGGACGCGATCTGGGACGACATGGTAAGCGCCTACATCGACGCGGGCGGCGACGTGCTGTATCCCGGGGACGAAAAGGAAATGCTGATGCGGGGGATGCAGAGCATCGTCATGCAGGCGTTTGCCGGGATTGACAACGCGCTGCGCATGGATACGCTGCGCTACGCGGTGCGGGACTATCTGGACATTTACGGCGAGAAGCGGAACTGCTACCGCAGCCAGGCGGCCCCGGCGACGGCGAAAGTGCGGCTGACCTTCCTGGCGAGCGGGGAAAGCAAGGTAATCGAAGCCGGAACCGCGCTGACGGCGGACGGGGCGGTGCTTTACCTGCTGGACGAGGATATCACCCAGAGCGGGCTTGCAGGCACCATGGAAACCACCGTGACATGCAGCCAGAGCGGAGCCGTCGGGAACGGGCTTTACACGGGGGTTGAAATGCAATTCCTCATCCCTATGGACGGGGTGAGCAACGTGACCGTGATTGAGGACGCCAGCGGCGGACAGGACGCGGAGGACGACGAAACCTACCGGGAGCGCATACGGCTATATGGCCTTGCGACCGTAACCACCGGCCCGGCCAGCCAATACGAAAGCGCGGCGGAGAGTGTGACCAGTGAAATCATCGACGCCAAGGCGCTGAACGAGGGCGCAGGACAAGTGGGAGTCTATCTGCTGCTTGCCAGCGACACGGGAAGCACGGCCATATTGCAGAGTGTGCGGGAAAAGCTGACGCCGGAGGACGTGCGGCCGCTGACGGACAGCGTAAGCGTACAACTGGCGACGAAGCGGCCCTATGAGCTGACCGTGCAATATACGGCGAGCCGGGGAAGCAACGTGACGGCAGCCGTAGCGGAGGCCGTCAAAACCTATCAGGCGTGGCAGGACACCGAAATCGGGCGAGCCTTCAACCCGGATATGCTGATGAGCTATCTATACCAGGCCGGTTGCGTGCGGGTGATCTTCAAGAGCGGAAGCCACTTTGACGGGGGAAGCGTGGAATACACCGAGATTGGCAACAACGAATACTGCAAGGGAACGATCCTGACCGAGGCGGTGAGCGCATGATCTCGAAATTCGACCTGACGAGGATTGTACCGAGATTCATTCTCAACGACAAGAACGGATACGCTATCGCGAAGGCCATGGAGGCGGCACTGAACTTCTTCCTTGCGAAATGCCAGGAAGGGCTGGACTGCCTGCAGGACGTGGACAAAATGCCCGAATGGCGGCTGGACGAAATGGCCTGGGAGTGCGGATGTCTGTACGACGAAAACGCCGGGATTGAGCAAAAGCGGGAATGGATCCGGAACGCTACGCCCCTGTATGCCATCTGGGGAACAAAAAAGAGCGTGGCGGAATATCTCAAGGGCTACTTCGGCGAAATCGAGGTAGAAGAAAACTGGCAGTACGGCGGAGAGCCTTTCCACTTCCGCGTGACGGTGGGCGGCGAATGGACGCCGGAGAACGAAGCCTGGACGCGCCGGGCCGTGGAGCGGGCAAAGAATGTCCGGAGCATACTGGACGATCTGCGGATTGGCGGGAAAGCTCTTCTTGCCATTACTGCGACGGGAGAAATCAAAGACCGATTCCGATTCCCAAGCGCGGGCGAGCTTACGGCGGGTGAATATCCGACGGAAAACATTAAAGTCGAGATTGACAACGCGCCGGGGACTGCTCTGGCAGCGGAGGAAATCGCCCGGAAGATTGCCTTCCAGATTGCGGGCACCTATCCGGATATCGCCCACATGATCGAAGTGGACGGCACACCGAACGAGGGCCGGGAGGCCGAGGAAATCATACAAAGCATCTATTACCCCATGTGCGGGGAAGGCCCCTGCGGGGAATAGAGCAAGACCGCGAGACCGGGCGCAATGGCAACGGCGGCCGGGGCGCAGAAAGCGGGAAAGGAGGAAGGACAGCCAATGGCGGAAAGCAATGTTTTTACCCTGGACAGCGCTTATCTTCTCCGAAAGAAAACGCAAATCATGAATGAAATCCGCTACGCGGAATACAAGGTAGGCAACACCTGGTATCGGACGGATATTCAGACGAAGCAGATTTTGGCCGACGGGCGCATTGAGGTTGTATTCGTGATCGACAACACAGCGACAGGCAACATCACTGTGACGGGAGCACGGCTATACGACAAGAACGGCGACCTGATCGGCAGCAAGACCACCAGTATCACCCGGGAAGACGCCACGGAGGGCATCAGCTACACGGTTCGCTTCGGGGTTTTCCAAGTGATTGAGAACAGCAGCGGGACGGGGCAATATGACGCCCTGTAACGCGGGGAAAGGAGGAAGAAAGGCAAGATGCACAAGCTTGTAAACTGGAAAGACCGCAGAGTTGAGCGGCCGAGGACGTACACCGAGGTCATGAACAGCGACGGGAGCCGGACGGACACCCCCGCGCCGGGCGAAATCCAGGAAGCCGGAACCCAAATGAGCGCGACCAACTTTAACCAGATGGACTACGGCATTTTGGACGCGCACATTGCGGCGGCCATGATGCTTATCCGGCAGCAGCAGAACGAATGGCGGACGGACGCACTGGAAACGGCGACGGCCCAGGAAGTCGGCCAAGTGACCCTGACCAACAGCCGGAAATTCCCCTTCAACAACAGCGTACAGACGGTTAACCTGACCAATAGGCGGGACAATCTGAATTATGTTGTTGTCATTATCAGCGCGGAGGGCGCGGGGAACATCGGCGAAATCGAAGTGACTGACCGGCTTGTGAACGGCTTCAAACTGGCCTTCACGGGCAGCGCAAAGAGCGTGACGGTCAAATACGCTGTGATTGGAGGATTTAATTAACCATGATCATCATCGAAAAGAACACGGGGGAGAAAATCCCCTTCGAGGTCAACGAGAATAAGACCACCATCTGCTTTGACGACGACCTGACCATCAAGCTGGCAAAGCGGGAGAAGGACGACCCGGTGCATATCGACATCTGCTACGACGAGGACGGAGAGCTTTCCGTCGGCGCGGCGGCCGGATGGGCCTATGTGGCGGAGATTGATATCCCGGCGCGGCGGTATGAAGAAGTCGAGGATCCGGACTATGTGCCCCAGGAGGGCGAGGCGGAAGGCACCGTACACACGAAGCTTGTTCCCCTGCCGCTGGACATGGAGACCGTGACGCTGACTCTTTGGGCCGTGGAATAATCGGCCCGCGTTATGCGAAATATATGCGCGTCACATGCGCGCGTGAATAGGACAGTAAGAAAGAGAGGTACAATTCATGCCTAATTTTGATCTGGCGAATCTGGCTCTGAAAGCCACTTGCCCGAACAATGAATTCCTTTACGACGAAAAGGGATTGCCGAGTGTGATGGTCAAGATTCCGAAAATGACCTATGCGCAGCTTGGCCTTGGCAGCAGCCAGGCGATTCACCCGGCCTTCATCGTCAACGGCCAGGAAGTGGACGCCATCTGGATTTCCAAATATCAGAACATCGTGGTGGACGGAAGGGCCTACAGCCTGCCGGGCGAGGATCCGAAGACTTCCATTAGCTTCGACGGGGCGAGAGCCGCCTGCGAAGCGAAGGGAGCCGGTTGGCACCTTATGACCCGGGCCGAATGGGCCATGCTTGCCCTGTGGTGCAAGATGAACGGCACACAGCCGAAGGGCAATAACAACTACGGCAAGGACACCAGTGAGAGCGTCTATAAAGCCATCCCCATGAGCTACGATAGTGGGAAAACCGGAAGAGTCGCAACCGGAACCGGCCCTGTGGCATGGAGCCATGACGGCACCGTGGAAGGCATCTGGGATCTGAACGGCAATGTTTGGGAATGGGTTGGCGGTATGCGGACTGTATACGGCGAGCTTCAAATCCTTGCCAACAACAACGCGGCCGACAGCAGCAACGCCCAGACGGCAACGAGCGCCCAGTGGATGGCTATCAACGCCAGCGACGGCAGCCTGATTACCCCGGACGGAAGCGGAACGACTTCCGGAAGCGTCAAGATGGACTGGATTTCCAGCCATTGCCGGTTCTCCACGACAATCACCGTCCAGGAAGCGACCGGGCGCAGCTGCGCCTTTGAAAGCGTGGACTGCGACAGCACCATTGGCGACAACGCGAAAGCGCTTCTGCAGGCTATCGGGATGCTGAAAGCCGACGACACCAGCGGCGCGTACAATGGCGACTATTTCTACTTCAACAACGGCGAAGCCGAGCGGGCCTTCCACTGCGGTGGCCGCGGGCTCAATGGGGCGAACGCCGGTGTTTTCTACGTCGACGGCTCCAGCCCTCGCTCCAGCGCCTACGGCGGCATCGGCTTCCGCTCCGCTTATGTGGAACTGCCGACTGCCTAACTGGGGCACTGATGGCACCGCGAACGCGGTGCCACGAGCCGCTTAGACAAACAAGAAACACGCAAGAAGGGCCTTCCCCGCGTGACGCGCGATGCGCGGCACGCGGGAGGCGGCTTCTTTCCGGAGGAAAACGAAATGGCCGAACAGACGGAAGGGTTTAAGACCCGGCAAAAGGTCGAAGACATGATTCTATACGCACATCCGGCCATTACGCAATTTCCCAAAAGTGAGAAATTCGCCCTGGGCCAGGTGCTCAAAGAAACCATGTACGCCATGCTTGGATACTGCGTCGAATACGAAATGAAGAAGAGCAGGAAAACCACGCTGGACAAGCTGGACATTGAGACGGCAAAGCTTAAGGCGTTTATCCGGATCGCCCACGACTTGAAATTTCTCCCGCCGAAGAAATACGAAGAATGGGAGAGGCGGACGGTTGAAATCGGGAAGATGGTTGGCGGGCTGCTGAAAGCCGAACAGCAGAACGCAAATCACAGGGAGTGAATCATTTGCGGGCCTTCAACTGCGGTGGCAACTGGAACAATGGGGCGAACGCCGGTGTTTTCAACGTCAACGGCAACAACCCTCGCTCCAACGCCAACGGCAACATCGGCTTCCGCTCCGCTTTACCCCAACGCCAGATGCCGCAGGGCTACGGGTCTGCGGTCAGTGCACGGGTAACATAAAGGGATTCGCTCGCCTTGTCCGGGGTGCACACCGGGCAGAAAAGGTCTTGTTGCGGAATCCGCGCAAGCTGATAAACGCAACGCTTCCGGGGAGGCTGTGTAAAAATGCTCAAGCACAACCACGTTTTTGAGCGGTTCATTGACTTTGAGAACATGGTCAACGGCTATAAGCTGGCAAGACGAAACAAACGCTTCCGGCCCGAAGTGCTGAGTTATACAGCCCACCTGGAAGACAACCTTTTTGACAGCATCGACTCGCTCAAGGGTCGAAGCTACCAAATCGAAGGGGCACACGAATTCTACGAATACTTCCCGAAGAAGCGAATCATTACCGCCTGGCCGTTTTATAACCGCGTCGTCAACTGTGCGGCCTATCTCGCGTTATGGCCGATCTACAGCAAGGGATTTTATGAACACAGCTACGGCAGTATACCAGGAAAAGGAACGCTGAAAGCGGTCAATTACATTCAATATCAACTGCGAAAGACGCAAGCAACCGGGCAATATCCATGGATTGGCAAAGCGGACGTGGCGAAATTTTTCTTCCGGATCCCGCATGAGGTACAAATCCGGGAGCTTGGAAAGCCACTCGACGACCCAGATATGATGTGGTTCCTTGAAACCTGTATCCACGGGGACGGACGACCAACGGGCCTGCCGCTGGAATTCAGCGACGTTAGCGAAGCGGAAAGAATTTTCGGCATCGGGATGCCGGTTGGGAGCCTGATTAGCCAAATGACGGCGAACGTCGTATTGAATCCGATTGACCACTACATGAAGCGGGTGGTTCAAACGCCTGTCTATGTCAGATACATGGACGATATGTATCTGCAAGGCGAAAGCAAAGGGCAAATATGGGACGCGCTGGGGATGCTGGACGAAAAGCTCAAGACGGACTTCGGGCTGCAACTGAACCAGAAAACCGCCGTCATGCCCGCGAAGAAGGGCGTGGAATTTGTCGGGCGGAAGATTACGGCAGACCGGGTAACGCTGCGGAAAAGCACAAGCCTGCAAATGAAACGGCATCTTAAATTCGTAAGAGAGCATTACCGGGAGGGAGATATCCCGCTTGATTACGCGGAAAGAGTGATTCAAAGCTATCTGGGGCTGATGAAACACACGGACAGCGACGCACTGAGGGACAAGATTCTCAAAGACTGGGTATTGATACGCGACAGCAAAGGGCAATACGACAAGGGCGACAACGGCCTGTGGGTAAGTATCTATGACGACGAAAGAGACACGATCTTCCCGGAAGAATGGGAGGACGTTTTTTAGAATATGGGACAACCCGGACGGGACGGTTGATATCTGGCTGACGCCGGGAGAGGCTATCCCGAAATTTTGCGACACAACAGGACGATTTGACTACGGCGTCAAGGTTTTCATGGTGCGGGGGATTGACCCCAGGGATCCGCAATGGGGCGGAGACCTGGCGGAGCATATCCGGACGCACTACGGAGACTGGATGGCAAGCGCGGAGGAAAGAGAAATATGATTTGGTGGGTTTGGACGGTAATTATCGCCCTCATGGGAATCTGGGCGGCCTTCCTGTGGCTCCTGATAAGGGGCGCGGATATGCGATGGCAAACCAAGGCAAAGCAAGACAATCAGAGTCAAGAGAAAGGAAGTGTGACCCATGAACCAGAGTGTACAACCCATAGAAGGAATCACCCCGGAAGCACTATGGAACTTCGTCCTTGTGGCGCTGGCACTTTGCGCAGTAATTGTGCTGGTGTACAAAGTTGTGGAGATTTTCCGCAAGGAGCAGGAACGGAAGAAACGGCAAAACGACCTGCAGGGAAATGACCTGACCGACGTGATCGCGGAGAAAGTCATGGAAAAGCTGACCCCGAAGCTGGAAAAGATCGAGGGGAAGCTGAACGCGGACAAGGAGAGATTGGACAGTCACGAACTGCGGCTGAACGAGCAGGAGCGAACGTATCAGAGAGTCGCTAAAGACACAGAGCAAATTATGGACGTGCTGGACGGGATGCTGATGCACTTCATATCCGGCAACGACAAGGAAAAGCTGAAAGAAGTGAAGACCAACCTTGACCACTACAAAAACGGGCGGTGGAAGAATGAACGGGCGGAAGGTTGACCCCCGGGAACAATTCTCGAAGAAGCTGGCCGGGAGGGCTGAATGGTTTTGGTTTGGATACATGATCGTGCTGGCGGGCGTGATGGCCTTCACCCCGGCGGCGGTGAATGGAGCCGTATACCTGGCTGTGCTGGCAACCATCGTGATGGTGGTCAGCGTGATGGCCTACACCCGGAACAGCATCTATGAGAAGGGGCTGTACAATCTGCGCGTCATAGAAAAGCTAAAGCTCGGAAAAGCGCCGGAGTCGGCGGAGGACGACCCGGCGGAGGACAAGGAAGCGGAAGAAGAAGGAGGGAACGGGTAAACATGCTGAACGTTGCAAAAATGGTCAAGTCGGCCCGGGCCTGCCTGGGTTGGCCGTATGTTTCCCCTGGGACGAATGACAGTCGGGGGATTGACTGCTCCGGGCTGCTGGTGAAGGTCTTCCGGGATCAGGGCGCGAGCATCTACCACGGGAGCAATACCATCTGGCGGAAATACTGCACGGAGAAAGGCGAACTCAAGAAAGAAAGTCAACTGGAAGTCGGGATGGCCGTTTTCAAATGGAACCCGAACACCCCGGCGAAATTCAACGACGGGCAGGGAGACTTTCAGCACGTCGGCCTTGTAACGCAAGTGAACCCGCTGGAAATCGTGGAAGCTTCAAGCGTTTCCAAGAAGGTCATTACCAACAGCAAGATTGGTAAATGGCGCTTCTG